CATATCCACCGAACATACGTGCAGCCAACTCGATATACTGAGCATAGAAATCGTATGTCGCTAAACCACCTGCATAGTTGTAGTTCAACAAATAAGTATTCAAAATAGCACTTGAGAACGGGTCGAATGAGCTTGCAGCAGGACCAGTCTCTAGACCGACTGTTCTACGAAAGACTTGTCGAACATTGATAAATTCACTGGGTAATGTGTATGTATTGACATTAGCATGAATTTCCATCAACGTATAAGATTCTTGGGTAGCATTTTGCGCACGTTGTCTATACAGTTTGATTGTATAGTTATAGGCAGCTTCGTAGTGTGAAGGGTCTAGTTCAACGTCAACCATACCATCGCCTAGACGTAGACGTAAGTTGTTGAATAGTTGTTCTTTAAGTTCTGTTAATGTTTGTCCTGACATGGGAAAACTCCTGATAGAGTATTTATCAGGAGTTAGTCTTTCAGAAGGTCGAAAATTGTACAACTCATTGCTTGAGTTTGAAAACCAAGAACAAGTCTTTCAAGGGATGATTCCATGGGTCATGAACACCATAAGCAATGTGCCCGAATCTAGTGTCCATGTCAATATAATCTTTGCCCTTGACCACAGTCTCACCGTCTATGCAAGTTAGTTCGGTACCGTCGGGCAGTTGCTCACACTCCTCAGGAGTGAACAAGTATAGTTCTTGATCCCAAGGAGTCATTTTAAAGGTCGCCCTCTTTGCGATTTTCCGAGTAATGTGCATCAAACTTGCCGCCGGGGTAACGTGATTCTAGTTTACCTACGTTCTCAAGTAGCACATCATTGGGGTCGTACCCGAGTGCCCTGCAACTGTTAATCCAGTACCAACCAATATCACCCAACTCACGCTTCATGTGAAAACGATTTTCTTCATTGTAGGGCTTACCCTGGAAGATCATCTTTTTGACAATCTCACTGAATTCGCCACCTTCACTTGATAGACCGATACTACCGGTCATGAGCAGTGGAACATTTACACCCTGTGCGTTTAGTTCACGCACACGTGCGATGAATGCCTCAAGATCGTTACTAGGTTCGCTAGTAACTGCTTGGACAAAGTCCTGATATTTGTTTAAGTCAATTTTTTGTGTCATTAGAATGCCTTTAGAATAATCATATTTTCATTAAAGCGACCATTGGGTGTAGTTGCAACCGCTTTAATGTCTGCAAAGAATTTACGTGCCGCGGGCTTACTGCCCATGACTTCTTTGATTTGCTCACCCGGCTTACGCAGGGTCTTAATCTCTGACTTGTTTGTGTCAAAGCCGAGAATCGTATTACCCTTAACTGTGAAAGTCTTGGAGTATTCGTCTGCAATGTAATGATGCAGTTTTCGTTTGGCTGTGTCATATACCCACGCTTCACTTGCACCGTGAAGTTTAGTGGGATGAACACTCACAAGATCCAGCTTGTTTGCAGGATCCTTGAATTCTTTGAGGTACTTGAGTTTTGCAACGACCTTCTCGATAGGCACAGCCTTACGCTTACGTGGTGCCTTGCTTGCTTTCTTAACAGAAATGTAGCTGTTCAAGTCAGCCAGTACTTGTTCAATGAATTTGATAATGTTTCGAACCTGTACTTTGCCCAGATGCTTGTACGCTTCAACAAGTTCTTTGTCTTTGCCTTCCTGCAGTTCATCAAACTCACTTTGTTTGCGTTTCCAAACGTCAGAAATAATAGAAATGTGCTGTGGCATCACGTTGAAACGTGCGACCACATCCATTGTCTTGTCGCTTGCTTTGCCGTTGAGGATAAAGTCATCAAAAACGCCCTCAAGTTCGCCTGCGGCTTCACGTGCTTTGTCACGCATGATGTCCTGAACGTTGGGGCGAGTACTTACCGGCTTTTCTTCTTCCTTTTCCACAACTTGTGGCTTCGCTACAAGTTTCAGTAAGCGGCCCAGTTCGTTTTCTAGGGTAGCCTGTTCGTGTTCGTTCAGTTCAAGGCCGCGCAATGACATGCGGGCAAGCCAGCATAATGTCATCAGGAATTCTTTATCCTCTACTTTGCGCAACTTTTTAGCATCATCCTGACGGTCATGATGCTCAAGGTACTGACACATGAGTTCCTTGGCGTCTTTTTTGCCATAGAATCGGTTGTACCAGTTGAAACTGCGGGCTAACGCAACACCTCGATATTCTGAATCGGGCTGCAACGCAAAAAAGGGCTCGTCGCCCATGTACTTTGTGTCCGGATCCCGAGGGTTCAGGGCTTTGATAAAATGATCGTCAGTCTTTTTAGGCTTGCGAGTTGCCATGAGTTCTCCTTAAGAATGTTGTTATTATATAGCACTTCCCAATTATTGTCAAGCATTTGTAAGGTAAAACTTTTGTAATAAATACTAAGTAACGGATTACATTATGCCAAGAATTTCATTATACCGTCCCGAAAAAACAAGTGACTATAAGTTTTTAGATAGAACCATCAAGGAAATGTTTGTTGCTGGTGGGACGGATTTATATGTCCATAAGTATTTAGGTGTTCCAAATACGGGTCCCAGTAAAGATTTTACACAACCGCAATATGATTCATTGAATCCTACAAATATCCAAGATTTACTATTCCTAGAAAACCGTGACAGAAAATACGACCCTAATATTTACAGAATTAGAGGTCATTATAATGTTCAAAACTTAGATTTCGATTTAAGTCAATTTGGACTGTTTTTAAATAACGACGTTATCTTTATCACTGTTCATTATAATGAAATGATTGATTTAATCGGTCGTAAGTTAATGGTGGGTGACGTTTTAGAATTGCCGCACTTAACAGATTATCATCCATTAAATGAAACTATACCAATTGGTTTGCGTAGATATTATCAAATAACCGACGCAAACTTTGCAAGTGAGGGTTTCAGTCAAACATGGTATCCTCACTTGTGGCGTATCAAGTGTGAGCCGTTAGTTGATAGTCAAGAATTTAGCAACATCCTAAGCGAACCCATTCAGAAAGATAATTACTTAGGTGACTGGGACAGTGCAAAAACATATGTGCCCGGGTATACTGTAACTTACGGAGATCAAATTTATACCCCCAAGGGACCTGTTCCTGCAGGAATAGCTCCGACGGATAGGATATACTGGGAACTAAGCACTGCGGATAATTTAAGAGATATACTAGGTCGCTACAATAAGAATATTGAAATTAATGAGGCTGTGATTGCGGAAGCAAGCAGACTACTACCGCAGACCGGTTACGATAGAAGTCAGCTTTATATCGTACCTACATTTGAAAATCAGCCTGCACCACCTATCAACATTGTTGTGAGCAATAGTGCTCCTACTCCTACAAGAGCAGTGGTCGAATTTGTCGCAAACCCTCAGTACAGAAATCCTAGTCCAGTATTAAGAATAGGTGCAGAGGCTCGAAAGAAATTACTTGAATTAAACAACGACGATATCAATGCACTGAAAGCATTCGTTGGATTGACACTAGAGACAGCAAAACTTGCACCGGAAAAATTAGACTCTGGTTCAGGTCAAGTAGATGGTACATTAGTTCTAACTGCTATGGCTATGGGCCCAATCACAGCCCCGTATGGTACAGCAGACAACACCTATTCTACTGCGGATCAGTTCCCGTCATTGATAATGACTGCGCTTCCAACACCCATTGGATCTACTATTATCGGTGTACAAAAACTCGATCCTAAGTTAGCGCCCGAAGTATACGTAGATGCTTTTGTAACTACGCAGACAGGACAAATCATTCAAGTATTTCCACCATTCACTAAAGTTGTTACTGTAGACTTCATAACAAACACATTCACAGTAGACCAAGCAACTGTTGTGTTTATGGATAACGGGACTGAGATAGTGGCAGCTAGTAACTTTACTGGTACCGTAAGTCAGCAAATGGACTTTAGAGCAGACTGTGACCCACGATTCCAGTTCATTGCTAGAGTATCGCCTGAAGGGTATGGTTATACAAATGGTTACATGATTGGTGATGGTACTGCGCCGAACGGATTCCCGGTAGGTTCGGGAACAACTTTCCCATCAAATCCGAGTGTAGGGGACTATTTCTTACGTGTTGATTACTTACCTAACTTGCTGTATCGCTGGGACGGGGCATTATGGGTTCGTATCGGAGAGAGCAACAGAGCAGGTGTTGCGTTCGACACAACCAACCCAGAACAACAATCTCAATTGGCATCCTTCATTAACAATGACGCTACATTGGTATTGACTGACGGAACTGTAATACCACAACAGCAGCCGCTAAGTAGTATATTAACTATTCAACCAGATTAAGGCAACACATGGCAAAGTTTTTTTATGACAATCAGATACGTAGATTTCTGGTTCAATTCGCTAGAATATTCAGCAACTGGCAAGTAACAAAAGGTAAAGACCCTGCAGGTAATGATATTCTTGTTAGAGTACCTGTTATGTACGGAGATAGTAGTCGCATGGCTGCTACACAGATCGCAGGAAACAGTGCGAGTAGTTTACCTAGCGCACCATTGATAACATACTATATCAGTGGATTAGAGTATGACCAAAGAAGAACACAAGACCCGTACTTCATCGACAAGATGGCAGTTAGACAGCGTACTTGGAACCCCGAAACACAGAGCTACGAACAGACCCAAGGACAAGCATTCACAGTAGAACGTGTCATGCCTGTACCATATACACTACGAATTACTGTAGAATTTTGGACTACAAACTATCAACAGAAACTAGAATTAATTGAGCAGTTGGGAGTGTTGTTCAACCCTAGTATGGAAATTCAAAGCACTGATAACTTCATTGACTGGACATCACTAAGCGTAGTGTATCAAGATGGATTAACATTCAGTTCTAGGTCCATACCCCAGGGCACAGGTAATCCAATTGATGTTATGACTTGGAAGTTCTACATGCCAATATGGATTAGTAGTCCGGCTAAGGTTACTAAACTTAACATCATTTACAAGATTATTGCTAGTATCTTTAAGGGCAATGCGCTTACTGATATGCAGGATGACGATTTATTACTAGGTACTAGACAGAAGATTACACCGTATGGATATAAAATTCTGTTCTTAGGTAACACACTACAGTTAGTACCAGAAAATCAACCATTCAATCCTTCTAACAGTTCTTTAGATACACCAGTCGGTCCCAACACAGGCGAGTCTACTATGACTTGGCAATCAATGTTGAATTCATACGGTGTAATAAGACCGGGTATTAGTCAGATATGGTTACAAAATCCATACATGGAAACTGATATTGTAGGAACTATTGCGTTTCACCCAAGTGATGATAGATTGTTGATTTTCAATGTAGACCCTGACACATTACCTCAGAATACATTAGAGCCGGTTAATAGTGTTATAAACCCACTACAGAAAGGACCGAGTACCCCATTAGAAGATAATGGATTACCAGAACCTAGTCTAGGGCAACGCTACCTGATAGTAGAGGATATAGGAAGCAATACAAATCAAGAATCATCAAATGCTTGGGGTAGCTTAGTAGCAAAAGCAAATTCTATCATTGAATATGACGGATCTCAGTGGTTTGTAAGTTTTGATTCCAGTGTATTGCAGAGTGTTAATTTTGTCACAAACCTAACAACTGGTATACAATACAGATACGACGGATACACATGGATGAAGTCGTATGAGGGTTGGTATCCTGCAGGAGATTTTAGCGTAGTAATCTAATAAGATAAATTAGATTATGAATGTAAATATCTCCGCCGGCGTATTCTTCTACGCTAGTGACACGAAGCGTCTCCTTTTTCTACTCAGATCCGATGATAAAAACATGGGTAATTGGGGGTTGCCAGGCGGTAAGATAGAAAAAGACGAAACCCTTATGGAGGGCGTAGAACGTGAATGTAGAGAAGAAATTAATTATTTCCCCGATCACGCAAAACTAATCCCCATACAAAAGTTCGTCAACAATACATTCACATACCATACTTTTTTCTGTATAATCAAGGAAGAATTTATACCCAATTTGAATGAAGAACATATGGGCTACTGTTGGGTAGATTATAAACGGTATCCTAAACCATTACATCCTGGATTGTTCAATACAATCAACTTTGATGTAGTTCAAGAAAAGATAGACACACTAATAAAAAAAGCCGCATAATGCGGCTTTTTTGTTGAACTAATATAAATTAGTCGTTGTTTTCTACAGCAACCAACTCGTAATCAGTGCCAGGGGTGTCACCTGCAGCAGCAGTAGAGAAGAATGAAATAACATACTTGTTACCAGCAAAGTCAGAAGCCCACTTGTTCGTCATCGTAGAAAAACGAATTGTAGATGCATCGTCTTTTGTTGCAGTGATAGTCATTTGGTCATCACCCAAATCACCGTCGGCTTCATCTACTAGTACACAAACACCAGTGTTTACACCATCAGTAACTAGATACTTACGCTTTGCTTTTTGACGTAAGATATAACCAGGTGCCTCTGCGTTAGCACCTATTTTAACTTGTACTACTACATTCAATGATACATTATTACCGCCAACTACACCTATTCCGTTACCGGAAAAACCATTGTCAGTAGAACCATCATTAGGAAAACCGATATCGATTGTTCCAGATTTTGCAATTTTTAGAGGACGTGCCATTTTTTTATCTCCTTAAGTTATGGCGTTCTAGGCCTACGCGGTTGACTTCCGCATAAACTCTCAATTAAGAGTGAACATAGTATTTATCAAGCCGGATCAGGTCCTACCGGATTAGGTACTGTTCCATTACCAACGTCAGCAGATACATCCGTAGCATTCACTTTGAACATACTAAATCCGTCAGTAAAGTATAGACCATCAGGTCCTGCTAGCAATTGCCATGTTGTTGCAGTGGGCCATGTAGCCGGAGCACCTGAAGTATCTTTGATGTTATAACTAGCAGCATACATATTTCTAAAGTATACTTCGCCTAATGCCTCGTCTGTTCCACCCATGTTTGTAGTAAAGTCAGATAGTGGCACTACTGAGTGTGCGTTAGCTAGTGTCGAGTCATTTTTAGCAAGCAGAATAGCATCAGAATTTGTACTGCTAATTAAATTAGGTGCTGATAGTCCAGAACCATTAATAGGTATACTGCTAATTAATCCGTCAATAGTAAAGAATCCTGCACCACCTTCACTAGGTCTATTTGTGATAGCAAAGCCTAATGAATTTGTAGAGAAGTATAGATTAGTTACACTGCCCTCAATCGTCAATGCATCTTCATCATTTCCTGCAGTAGTTTTAATAGTTAATGAAACTAGATTACCAACACTAGTGATGTTGGCCTGTGTAGGATCTATAACATAGTTTGTATATGATGACATGTTAGCATTTGCAACAATACCAGTTACAGAAGTTCCGTCAATTGCTGTAATGTTACTACCGTCACCGTAGATATAATTTGCAGTAACAATATCGACTGTAATATTTCCAGTAATATTAGCATCACCACTTACATCTAGACCTGTTAAAGTCCCTACACTTGTGATGTTTGGTTGTGCAGCATTTGTAACATCTAACGCATATGAAGAATAGTTTGCATTTGAAACTTCACCGACTACATTAGCACCGGCAATATTTGAAAGATTTCCACCGCCGCCTGAGAACTCTGATGCTGTTACTAATGCACCTAAATTAGCATTACCTGCGGTTATGTTACCAACAACGTTCAATGATGATAAGTTACCCACACTAGTGATGTTTGGCTGGGCATTTGCAGCAGTAGTAAGTACGCCTGTTATATTAGTAACAGACAATGTATTGGTTGAAGAGTCGAATGTGAATGTGCTAGTACCACCAAATACACCGTTGTTGTTAAATTGAACAGAGTTAGCGTTTGAATCAGGGTTTTGCATACTAACCCAATTCAAACCAGAAGCACCGTTGGTAGATAAAACTTGACCGTTTGAACCACCAGAGATTCTTACATTACCTACATTACCTAATGTAGATATACCGTTGACTGTCAACCCAGTTAGTGTCCCCAAACTAGTAATGTTAGCTTGAGCCGCTACAGTAACATTACCTGCAAAGTTTGCGAAGTTAGCAGTGGCAGTTTGAGTTGCAAAATTTGCATTAGGTACTTCACTTACGTTAGCACCGTTAATGTTTGTTAGACTTGCGCCACTACCGATAAACAAGTTAGCCGTAGCATTACCCAATGAAGTAATGTTTCCAGTAGTAGTATTTCCCACAACTCTCAAACTGGTTAGATTACCTACGCTAGTAATATTAGGTTGTGCAGATGTTACTAGTGTGGCGTCTAAGTTAGGAACTTGTAAAGTGTTAGTAGTTTTAAAGAAAACTAAATTGACAGAGCCACCGAATGCACCGCCATCGTTGAATTGAACTTGTGTGTTAGACCCGCCGACTGAGCCGCCACCAGAAGGAGTAGCCCAACTTAATACACCGGAACCGTTAGTACGTAAGAATTGTCCACTAACACCACCAGGCACTCTTATATTGCCGACGTTAGCTACGTTAAGTACGCTACTAACATTGACATTAGAAACACTTAATACGTCATTTATCTTATCAAATGTAAGAGTAGAGTTACCAGCAAAGACACCATCGTCATTAAATTGTAATTGTGTGTTAGCACCGCCTGGAATTCCAGCACCGCTTCCACCTGCAGCTTGCCAACTAACTCCGCCTGCACCATTAGATGTTAGTACATAACCATTGAATCCACCGCTGATTCTTATGTTAGCTACGTTACCTAAATTAGCTACACCATTCACGTTCAAAGAAGATAATGTACCCAACGCAGTTATGTTAGGTTGGTTAGCAGTAACTAGGGTTCCTGTTAGTCTATTTGCTGTAAAGTTGTTTGAGTTAATAGTGTTGCCAACGTATAAGTTATTGGAGATGACAACCCCATTCAAGTTAGAACTGATTGTTTGTGATCCTAGTTTTATACTAGTACCACTTAGATATAAGTCTTTCCATTTTAGTGTGCTAGAACCTAAATCGTATGTTTCATCGGCAGAAGGAATCAAACTTGATTGAACTCTGCTACTTACCCTCAAATTACCTACGTTAGCTAAACCAGTTGTATATAAATTACCTACGTTGGCGTTTCCAGTAACGTTCAATCGTGTGTTGACGTTAGCATTACCTGCTGTAATGTTGCCGTTAATTGTTGCATTGTTTGAAACTACAATACTTGTAAATGCGCCTGTGTTAGGTGTAGTTGCCCCAACTGTACCATTAAGAGGACCAAACAAAGGACCATTGATATTACCACCTACAATGTTTCCAGAGTTCGTTAACTGACCTGTAACTTTATCATATGTAAAACCAGAACTTCCACCGAAATTTGTACCACCATCATTATATTGAATCTGTGCGTTTGCGCCACCCGGAGTACCTGATACAACGCTACCTTGCAAAAATGCAGCCCATGTTAAGTTACCGGTACCGTCTGTCTGCAACACGTATCCGTTTGTTCCTCCACCTAGTTTAACATAGTTAACGTGCCCTAAGTGTACGTTTGCGTTTGCGTACTGGTTAACGTTGCCTGGTTGTCTACCGTTGCCGCCGGCGTTAGTCCATTCTAAGTTTGTAGTGTTCGCTATATTTTTAGCGACAATTATTTGTCCGGGAACTACGTTAGCTAATCTGATATTGCCGTTAGCTGTTCCTGTAATTTTACTGAAACTAATGTCACTGTGTTCTGTTAGTATTTCAGTTTGTGTAGTGACAGCGGAATTTGCAGCAGGATGAACAAAGCCGAGACAGCAATGATCGCGGCTTCGACGAGCCTGGCGCTGAGGTAACCGAGTGCAATGCGCTCATTATTTTGCTTCAAGATCGGAAACATCATCACCCCATGAGCGGCGTCACCAGCAGCTGCGCTCACCCAGAGCAACGCACCGATGGCGATCATCATGCTTCTGGCAGAAACTGTTTCAAGCTGCCCCGGTGTACCAAGCATCGATCCCGC